CAAACTTAACAAACTTAGCAGGCCTATGAGCTACGAAGGACCAATTAGAATAGATGTTACTCTTAGAGATAGCCTTCTCACCCAGTGCATAGATTTGATACAGGGCCTCATCAGTTCTAGCTAGATCCTCTATCTGAGCTTTGATACTATCAGGTAGGAAGGGGTTATCTTTATAGGTGCTCTTTATCTTTATGCTCTCCTCAGCAGGTAGCTCATATAACCATGAAGCAGAGTCTGATGGGTTGTAGTCAAAAATTAGCTTGTCCTCTGTTCTCATGTTAAGCTGAGTGAAGTCATCGAAGTATAGCTCATTAGCTTCATTACACCAGGCTATATCCCTTTTTCTACCCCTTATCTTTTGCTCATCATCTACACTAAAGAACTCCACCATAGATCCATTACCAAAGGTGTAGATGTGCTCAGACTTATTGTGGCTCTCCTGCTTATACAGCCCTATATCTTTTAGTATCTCTATGAAGTCTCTTAGCACTGTAGCACGTAGGGCAGGGAAGGTCTTACGTATTACTGATACTACCTTATTGTTATTCTGTAGGCAGTAGATGATCATGAGCTGGCACAGGCTGTAAGTCTTAGAGCTCCTGCTTCCTCCCTCATTTATGATAAACCTCTTATCACCTAAGATGGCCTCATAGTTCTTTTCAAATATGGCAGTCGCTTTTATATCCATAGCAAAGCTACCCCCCTCTCAGAGAGTCTATTGTTATTATTATTATTATACTACTTAACTATAGTAACAGTTATAGCAGATATCTTTTCATCTCCACTGGTAACATCTGTATGTTCTTTCAGTGCGTTTAATCTTTGCGTGATGGATGCATTATACTGTCCTACCATTCCACCTGTAATATGATCATTACGGATTTCTTTCTTTATGTGCGTACAGATTGTCCTATATTCAGAATATCTACCATCAGTGTTATCAAAATAGTGGTGTACATCACTGTAGTTATTAGTACAAAATACTTCAAAGCCATCAGCAGTTAAAGGTATCTGTAAAGGTTCAGCCACCATCTCTGCAGTCTTTTGTGATAGCACCCATTTTACTCTAGGGTTAGCTGCACAATGAGCTTTATAAGCATCCCATATCTCCATTAACTTCTCAGGAGTTTCTATCAGTTTCTTAGTTGGCATCTTTCTCTTTTTTATCTTCGTTATCTACCCCTTTATACTTTGCCTTAGGAGTGCTATCTTCAAACAAGTAACCTAAGCCTATAGAGGTATAGTACTTGTGATCTTGAGCAGTATCTTCTGTTACTGTAATAGTACGCTCATAGTTACCATGGTAAGTAGTTACTGTTGTTCCTAAAAATTCAGTCTTTGTTTTCATACTCATCTAAAATTATAAAAGTGTAATAAAATAATACCCATAATCCTGCTGCCTTACTAGCCCATTCATACTCCAATCTAAATAAAGCATAACCAGTGAACATACCACAGAATAATGCTAAGGTACTAATAAATCGGCTCACTCTCATACCTATATTGTAATTCATTCAAATTTTGTTTTATTTCTTTTATCATATAGTATGCTGAGGTAGTAGTTATCCCAAAGTATTGAGCCATGCTTTTAGCTGTGATGTATCCCCTATCAATGTATGCCTCATAGACAATCATCTGCACTTTATCTGTTATCTCATTGCGATAGATCTCTATCAGTGCCTTATTAAAAGAGTAGGTCCTATCTTCCCTCAGCTTGTAGCTCAAATCGTCAGTATCCTCAGGCTCATTGTTTGGGTGCTCAATGGCTGTGATCCTGTCATCCTTATTACTCTTAGAGCAGGACCATAATACCTGATACTTTATAGTATTGAGCAGATAGCTCTTGACCTTACCAGGATTGCCATCTATATTAATCACATGAAGGTATGAATTATTGATAACAGTATCAGCGTCAATGTAGCTTCCCATCTTCTTAAGGAAGTAGGTAGTATAGGCTCTCACCTCTTTGTAGTTACTACTAATGTAGCTGTCTAAGGCTTTTCTCATACCATTGCATAAAGTCTTTAGACCATATCCTCCTCCTCGTAGATGCACAGAAGCACTCCCTCGGTTGTCTACCCTCATACTTCTCTCTTATCTTATAAAGTTTTATGCAGCTGTGTTTAGAGTACCTTGTACTATCAGGCATCTTCTCTATTGCATCAATCAGATCTATCTCAGTTTGTTCAAGCATTCATCTAGTATATAAGCAAGCAGTGCAGCCTGACAAGCCAGGATAAAATCAAAGGTACAAATTAAAGTAAGCCAAAAAGCCACACATTTAATACATCCTAGTGCAGAGTGTATATGTATGGCTATTGGTATTCTTGTGTTATACTTGAATAATCTATCAAAGGTTGCCTGTAAAGGTTCAAAATTAACAAACCACCAAGCTAAAGGTATAAGGGCTAATAAAGTCATGGCCCAAATATAGTAAATTTAATTAGAATGGCAAGTCATCATTAGCGTCTCCGTATTCTTTTGGTTGTGGCTGATCTAGCTTAACATAAGGCTCTTGAAATGTAGCACTAAAGTACTTTGTACCTGCCTTACTTTCTTTTAGCCATAGAGCCACCTCCATATCTTTACCATTTACATTCACCTTCCCTTTGTAATCAGGATGATTTTCGCTTGTTTTTTTATCATTCTTAAAGATAGCACCTGTGTTGTTTTTAGTTTCCATTGTATTATTTGTTTTTAGTTAATATAAAATTTATAGTCACTACCCACCCCCACACAATCGCAGGGGCTAGTAGTATTGATAGTAGTATGATCATACGATCTTATCACTAGGCCATATAATCTCCTCACCACACACCTCTAGTGTGATAGCTTCAGCATACTCTAGGGCTTTCTTAGCCACATAGCTAGGGCTTATCCCTTGTTGGCTTAGTATTAGTGCTTCCATAGCCACTAGTATAGCCTTCTCTTTAAACTCTTCTCTTTGTATCATAGTTGTGTTATTAATTGGTTAAAATACTCTCTACACTGTTCTACCCTCACCTTAATCTGTTCTATCACCTCCTCATCTCTTTGTATTACAAAAGTCTTCACTCTCTTAGCATCAGGGATATGATCGAAGCTGTGTTGTTTCTGCACCTGGTCTCTTAAGTCTAGGTTCTCCTCCATTAGCCCTAGCTTATAGTGTGCACTCTTTACCTCCTGCTCTACTATGGCATGGGGTGTATTAGTAAGGCAGTAGCAGAGTAGTGCTTCCGACCTATCAGTTAGCCACATATACCCTTGGAGTTGGTAGTAGTACTCTTTGTTAGGGCACTCAGTTTCAAACCATGGGAAGGTACTACCACTCCATGAGTTCTTAACATCTATCAGAACACTATCAGTGACCACATCAGGAGTACCTGTTAGCCACTCATTACTATACTGCTCTTCATTCTTAAATAGAAAGCCCTTATCTATTACCTCCATTACAAAGCTGAGGCACATATCCTCGCACTCATTCCCTTTATCAGTATACTTAGAAGTAAATTCTTTTCTGATATTGTAAACGTGAGCCAGGGCTAGGCCCTGGATATACGTTTTAGTTGTTTGTGATAGTACCTCCCCCTTAGTCTTGGAGGAGGTCATTATCTTACCTATTGAGCTGCATCTTATCTTCATATCAAAAAAATCTTAGTTTTTCGTTTCTTTCTCTATAATTATAAATCTCCTCTAGCATAGCTATATAAGCTCTAGCTTTTGTGGTAGCTTTTAATTTATCTGATTGATAAGCTAATTTATGTAATAATTTTTCATGAGAAAATCCATCTATTTTTTCTATCATAATAATTGCATTTACAAATAGTCTTGTATAGGCTCCATCATATACTTTACGGTATTGATGAAAATAATTTACCCTTATAATTGCATCATCTTTATCAGATATTTTCAAATATCCTGATTTTATTATATTTCCAACTTTATCATGAGGTAAATTTAAGCTAATACATCCAGCAGCTTCGCAACTAATTTTATTTGTTTTCCAAAAATCTTTAAACCAAATATATTCAGTCATATTAAGATCACAATAACCTTCAATATAATCCTCAGACTTCCAATTACTAGAATTTTGATTTAAAATCTGCACTTCTTTTAAAGATCCCTGAACAATAATATAATAAATTGGCTTATTTAAAAATAAACAGGCATCAAATCTATGTTGGCCATCTATTATTTCAAATTGTTCATTTACCACTATTGGTACTGCATGAGTTAAATCATTATTTTTTATTGACTCAATTAATCTGTTTAGATGTAATTTATTAACAGCTCTATTGCCATTAATTTTTTTAAATCTAGTATGATCATTAGTTCGGTAAACCTTGTTTACCTCTTTGTTTGTTTGCACTTGCTTACTATTGTTCGGCATTGGTGCTTGGTTAAAATTTAACATATATTTATAGTTTAATTGATTACTAATTAAATAAGGGGTAATAATAACAGTGAATTAATCTGCACATCTGTAAGATCAAAACTATCCTTTAACTTCTCTGCAGTATACTTACCATCTGCTATAGCTTTCACTGCCTCAGCAAATCTCTTATTATCCATCTTAGGCTTTGCAGTTGCTGCCACGTGCCCATCATCATCAGTTGCTTGCAGGGTTAGCAGGCTTTGGATGGTGTATCTCCTAAAGTAGCTAATCTGTGAGCCCTGTTTTTGGGCATCTAAGCTAAGATCTAAAGTCATACAGCTAGAGATACTAAAGCCAGTGTAGATACATACTATCTGAGTACAAACACTACCATTTTCTATAGGCTGTAGTAAAAGTAGATCATGCTGTAATAAGATAGGCTCAACAGCTTCTAGGATAGAATTGATATCAGCATAGGACTTTTTGAAATGGGGGTTAGTAGCATTCTTATGTACTTTGCCGATTAGTTGTTTAGCCTGGTGAAGGCGAACATAGAAGGGAGCAGGCTGCTGCTCGACCTCCTTAGGCTTTACAGCCCTTGTAGTTGTTTTTTCCATTGGTTAGTTATTTAATTGTTTACAAATATACAAAAGTTTTATTATATAAGCTATATAAATTCTCAAAAAATAAATTAGTTGAATTTTCAGCAAAGGTAATTATTTCCTCCTCTTGCTTTGCTACATCATACCCATGCAACAGCAGAGCCATGTGACAGTACTCGTGCATCACTAGAGTTATGTCTTTATAGTTATGCAAAAATGCAGCTTGATTAAGAAATAGATAGGGTTTAGTCATCCCTGGTCCATAGTTCACCCATCCATCTATATAAGTTCCCCCCTCAGCTATCCTTTTCACTGCACCCTCTCTGCTGAGTCCATGCATTGCATCTACTTGGTAGTAGTCAAATATACTAAGGGCATCAGTGCCTATTAGTATGCAATAATCTTTAAATTCGTGTCGTGTTATCATATTAATCTAGTTTCACATTATTTTCTAAAATTATTTCTCTTAGCTTCTCCCTTACCTCATACATCTCCTCCTTACCGTTGTATTTGTACTCACTTCGTAGCCACTGATCCATCTCAATAAGTGCCATATAATAGTTAAAGCCATTGTTAGCATAGTTGAAGTCATCTCTATCCTCAGGTAGGTTAAATTCTAGGGTTGCTTTCATATCTTGTC